TCGATCTAAACGACGACCGATTCCCTTATTAAATCGAATTGCTTGTGTTGCTCCTAAATAGGCCCAACAGGCAAACCGACTCGCAAAAGTACCTTTACCATAAAACATTTCTAACCACGGGTACACAAGCATACCTATCCATTTCTCCGAAAGATGATCCCATCCTGAAAAATCAGAACAAACCAAATCTCTTCCAATAAATAAAGCATAAATGTACGACCACATATTACACCCTGGATTAATTCCACACATGCTAGGACCATGTGTTAACAGCTTTTTGAACTTTGCTACCAAAGCTCCCAAAGCCATTTTAATGAGGATATTATCTATGAAATCGGTTACGTTAAACAAACGAGTTTTCATCGCCTTAACGCGGTCCAAATCGCGCGGTTCATCCTTCAAGCAATCAGAGTTTAGTTGCAAAGTAAACTCTCCTTGTTCAAAAGCACGCACCTTTTCATTAACAATATCACGTATTGCCTGAGCTGCCTCAGAGTCGGGATCTGCTGCAGCTTTCTTGGGAATGTGGGCCAGTTGACAACGTATGCCTTCTGCGGTTTTAAAATCGAATGAATTCAAATCTATCTCCTCAGAAAACAATGCTTCATCAACTGACAATGTTGAACATTTTCCAATTACAGGCAAATTGACAGGTAGAAACTTGTGCATAATTTCCTTACTCGCAAAAGTAATGATATCATGCACCTCCTCATGAAGCTGAGGGTTATCATAAGTCACCTTTTCCTTAGCAAGAGCAAGTGTGTAGGCTTTGACGGTAAGATTCGCGGGAATCTTTGGGGGACCGCCATTAAACTCGAGATCAGTAAACGGAGTGGGAACAAAACAAGTTTGACCACAAGCGTCCTTGATCACCGGAGTCGTATAACACTGACGTTGTACGTCAAAATCATACACACCTTTCTCGCTATCAGAAAGTGCAACTTCATAACCATCAGAACCAGGAAGCTGTCTAAGTCGCTTCACGGCCTGGTCAAAATCAGATCTAAAAATAGGATAACAAACACCTAATTTCTTCTTCTGCATTCCAAAAGAATGCAGTCCTTCGATCCAACATCTACCAGACCTTGTCACGCATACTGCAGTTCCACACCGCCCGGGGGCAGCATTTTGCCAAGTATACGTGCTTTTCAACAAAATAGACTTACGAGTCTCTTGGTCACGTAAGGTTTCTTGCGAGTTACTCACAAAATTACTAATGGGTTCAGTTAGCCCTAAGCAAACATTTGCGTCAAACATAGCCACCCAAGCAGCATCAGGATCAAATCCAAAATGCTTTTCACTTTGCAAGCTTCCCGAAATATCAGCATGATTTCTCATACTTGGTACATTCAAGAAAACCAAATCACGCTCCTCAACTTTGTGTATCACCTTCATCATATTAGTGTGCATCTGAATAATTGGATTTGCACCAATATGATTCGTGTAACAAACTAATTGAAGAGCATCCAAACTCTCATAAACATGGAGATTCATAACTGCTA